CCGCAACCGGGCAGACCGAGGTTCGGTCGGTAATCCCCTTTAGCGCGAGCTTCGCGGTCCCGCAGAACATCGTCTCGACTGATATCAATGAGGCAGCTTCTCAGCTGTGTAACCTCATTGCGTCGACTTTGGCGAAGTCTGCGGTATCGACCGGCTTTGCGCCGACGTAAGGACCCTTCCACCACCTCTCGTCTATAGGAGACTCTATGACGAAAACCGTATCAGCGGACTTCGCTGATATCCTCTTCACTCTCTGTGAAGAGGTCGCCACACCCCGCGCTCAGACCGTTTTTATGATGGTCAAATACGCGGAGTGGGATCAACTCGTTTCACTTCGGGTCGATCCACAGCACTATAACTCAGCATCCGAGCTATGGAAGGACACCATAGTCACGGAACTTCTCCGGAAGTGTGAGGACTTGCCCACCAGCTTCGACCGTGAGGCCGTCGCAATGGACAATTTCCGCATCGCTGAATCCCAGTGCTTTCGTAGCAATCGACGACTTGAGCGCCTGCTTTTCCCGTGCGAGTATACTCACACGGCTGCAGACGCTCTGGCTCGCTCTGTCTTTGAGCGCGCTAAAAGAATAGTCGGCGAATGCCTCGGCCCCTTCCCTTACAGTCTTCTTGACGGTAAGTTCGGGCCAGGTGCTACGTTTGGCGATAAGGGCGGTCGTTCTACCGTACCTGACAAGATGTCATCTGAACCCACCATGACCCCTTCTTCTTGGACTTCCATCAGTTCGTGGTCGTCTACTGCCTGGGCTCGCGCCTGTGCAGTTGAAGGGAGGTCGCCGAAGTCTGTGCGCGGGAACCGGTTCGTTACGGTTCCGAAGGATTGTACGAAATTCCGCGGTATTGCTGTGGAACCTAGTATTAATGTCTTCTACCAGCTTGCCGTCGGCAAGCTGATACGCTCTAGACTCCGCCGCTTAGGTATCAATCTAAGCGAAGGGCAGGATATTCACAGGCGACTAGCTTGTGAGGCCTCTACCGAAGGCCATCTCTGTACCTTAGACCTCAGTAACGCTAGCGACACCATTTGCAGAAACTTGGTCGAGTTCCTGCTTCCCCCGGATTGGTATACTGTTGTCGGAGATCTGCGATCGCCGGCAACTCTCTTTGACGGGCACTTTGTCCATCTTGAGAAGTTTTCATCCATGGGGAATGGTTTCACCTTTGAACTGGAGACTCTGATCTTTTACTCTCTCGTCACGGCTTGCTGTGAGTTGAGGGTCGAGGATCCGTTCGTCTCTGTATTCGGCGACGACATTATCTGTCCAACCGAGTGCTCAAAGGATGTGATCGCGTTCTTAAAGTTGTCTGGCTTCGAGATTAACCCTCGGAAGTCTTTCACCGATGGGCTCTTTCGTGAGTCCTGTGGTGGAGACTTCTTTGACGGTGTTCCTGTGAGGGGACACTATCTCAAGGAGTTACCTTGCGAGCCTGCTGACCTCATCTCCTTGGCGAATGGCCTCCGGCGCTCTGCCGGCGATCGTTTTCCTTGGATATACCGTGCGTGGCGAAGGATTTTGGACAGGTTACCTGTTCTTATCCGTCGGTGCCGAGGGCCTGAAGCTCTTGGCGACCTAGTCATACACGATGATGAGTTGCGTTGGAACTACCGACGCAGGAGCTCGATCAGATACATTCGAGTTTGGAGACCGGCCTCCTCACGAGTAGTGAGTTGGCTTCACTTCAAACCGGATGTAGTTCTAGCGGCAGCCCTCTACGGCCTTGCATCAGGGGATTCTTTCCGAATTCTCCCGGGTGGTACTCAACGTACCCACCTTCGTCGCTTGGGGGTAACCCCTCGCGACTCGGTGCTTGGCTATAAGTTGGGCTGGGTCCCCTATTCTTGAGAGTAGGGGCTGGCTTTACCGCCAGTCATTCGTGGTCTGATCAACCACTGGACTAGGGAACCGAAATGGCTTTCCCTATACGTG